AGTAGTGTTCTCCCTAAATAACTAATACAAAGTATTCATCATTTATAAAAATAAGTAGGTGTTTCTAGAAAAGTCACACTTTGCGTCTCTAAAATTCAAGCTCATCTGTTGAAACATTGTAATCTTCTGGATAGAACTTGAATACTGATATTATAAAGACTGCAATCTTCTCTAAAGGATTGCCCAAATTAGCTGTCTTCATTATTAATGTAAATAAATTCAAGTAAGGATGTGTTTCACTCCTTTTATAAAAATTAGTCACCGTGTTATTGTATACTTGACCGAGCTTATATGATAATGAACTTTTTATGAATTTTTCTGGGTTTAATTTTTTCTCCAGATCTATATCGTGTTCTATACAAATAGGCAAAAATAATCTACTACATTTATAGAGTATATCATGTTCACCATTCTTTTCTTTTATGTAATTGCCAATCTGGTATATATTACCCATCCGATCCAATTGTATTCTTTCACAAATGTATTGACCTCTTATACCATTCATTAAAGACTTCAAATTACCAGGTCCTAAATAGTGATAAATATGAGAAATATATTCTGGGTGTTCTAACAGGTAAGAACCATCAGATAAAAAGTTAGCAATTTGTCTTGGACAATTATCTATATTTTCTATCAAACAATTTATCATATATTCATCATCTATATTCTCCCTTATTCGTATCAACATGTCCATCTCTTCAACTTGAGTCTTAAATGTCAAACACAAGTAAGTTCTAAAATCCCTCTCTATGTAATCTACCTTGATATCATCAATACGTCCAACATTGATGTGACAAATTAACCTATCATTGCTCATATTATTTGTGGATACCCTGTTATACTGATTAACCATGAATAATCTACTATGGTCAACTCTACTAGGTGTTCTCATCACTAATGCGTTTCTTAAAAATTCTGAATAGTCAGCTTGAATTTTTCTTTTTATAGTGTTTAATATATTCCAGTCAGTGTTAAATGATTTGTAATAACTCATCATGAACTGAACATGACCATCTATACCTATAGTCCTCACTTTCATTATATTCCCTTTATGCATGTAATACACTAACGATGCCAATGGATCATTTTGATCAGAGTTAGTTGGCATGACCCAATAATTGTATGTTAATGGGTCATTGTAAAATGAGGACTGTAGTTTTTGTCTACTTGCTAAACCTATTCTATATAAGAATGAAGTTGAATTGATATCATTACTAAGCATTATTGTATTCATTAATTCATCAAAGGAGTAATTGCCACAATGGAATTCATTGCTCTCTACTAAATCCTTAAACAAATCTGGATCTTTTGATATCAGTTTGTTACATAGTGCCAGTGGTTCAGCAGTGGTCCTATATGCTTGGACATGAGGAGTAAGCTTGTTATTCGTGGCCACTCTAATTTTGTAACCCATCTTGAATTTTACATGTAAATCATGGAAGACATACATACCAAATCTGGATAAGAGATATTCTTCATATTTAGTTGTTCTTATGTTAGATAAGTAGACTTTTGTAGAAATTTGACTTTTTTTCAATAAGCTATCTATTGTCATAACAATTGATGAAGGTGAAGGGTAATTTGGCATATTGAAGTTTCTATCTACAGTTGTCCTCTTTATATCATTAAAATACCGGACCATCAGTGACAAAAACTTTATTTTGTTATTATACACCACTATCGACAATTCATCTTCCACTGTTATGACATCAACATCTATCTTAGGTGGTTCTACAGATAATGGGTATTTGAATTTATAATATTCTATATATTCATCGTCGATATCATTGTCATCCTTGTATATCTTTATATCAGGGAATCTATTTAGAACATATTCACATGTCTTTATGAATGTTTCAGCTTTAGAATCAAAATTAAGGATTTCATTTTTCTTATCAGTTAGAAGATTACAAAATAATGCTGTGTTGGAATTCTGACCATATTCCTCCATATAGACACTTTTGGGCTGTATTACACGATTATATTCTGGCCTATTGATATGCAATATCTCAACTTTGGAATAATACACTTGCACTGCAACAGATATTTTTTTGTCACTGAATAGATATACAGATAAATATCTCTGAAGATCTCTAGCTGTAACAACTGTGGAATTTGCTTTTGAACTTAAATCTGCATATATTCTTGAAATATTCTTTGCTTTATCCTTTTCCATAAGATGTGAACTCAAAGTGTACATGTTTCTATTTGAACTAATTATCCTCCTTCCATAATCTATTGCAGGGGTTGAAAATATCAAACTATCTCGAAAATTTGGATTTGAGTAATTTGCAAGTATATTTATCTTTATCAATTCTGGGTCAGTTGGTTTTGATATACACCATATGGGATTTATAGCTGTTGTCAATCTAACATTCGATTCATTAGCTAAATATTCTTTATAAGTATAAGTTTTTTTTATTCTCGAGCCCTTGTTTAGACTAATGACATTAATTATACTAGTTTGGCTCAAATCATAATCTATGATATTGTATGGATCCTCATCATCTCTTTCATACTGAGTATAATCCATACACAAGATGCATAATTTGATATACATTAACAATTTAGGATTCAGTTTCACTGTTTTGAGATACTCATCCAGCATCTCCAGCGTTATTACTTCCTCTATCATTGCAGTCTTTAGACTTTGAGATTGGTGCATTCGATATATTATATCATTCAATATATTAAAGGCATCACTGGCATAATATGGTACAACACCAGCTAAATCCATTGGCAGTTTATATCTAGGGTAAATTTGTATAGGCACATCAGAACTATCAATATGGTTCTTTGGATTTTTTTCAGATGTATAATGCATATTATAAGTGGACATAGTTAAGTGGTTTATAAGTATCAAAGCCACTCTTATGAGGTCATAAGGACATGCATGTGAGAATGCATTATTTATATAGCCACTATAAGATGCAAAATCATTGAGTGGTGATGAATAAGAAGTATCAGAGGCTATTGGTAATAGATCAGACATGTAAAAGAAAAACAAGTCATCACCAACTATTGTAGTCGACAAGAATTCTTTATAAAATGTGCTGATGTATGTTTTCTTTTCATTTAGTGTTATACAGTGGAATTTATTGGAATATGTTATCAAAGCTATGATCAATTGTCCTATTGATGGTTTTTTAAACTCATGACTCAACCTCTTGTAATCCTTGGGTTTGCCAAAGTTTATCAATATATCATATGTTGAATCATCAGAATGCACCATGCATGTCATATTTGAGGTCAAACCATTATTTTCAGATACTATCCTCAACATTGTTTCAGTGTACTTTGTACTAGTGAGATGTACAAAAGAGGACAAATGGTTGAGATTACCCTGAAGCCAATTGCTCCTGACTGGGAACCAATTCTGATTACAATTAGATGTCATTTCCTCATAAATTCCGACTTTGTCATCTGACATTAGATTTATCATGTCACTAAATATGTTATCAGTCAAAACAATCTTTTTATTATAATATCTCATCATCAAGTATAAAAAGAACCACTTCTCACTTGATGATAGATAAGGATTTGTCGATATAGTCACTATAAATTTTAAGAAAACATCTCTAGCTGACCACTTGCTGGCATCAGATGACACAGAATATATCTCAGAATCAAATCCATCTCTCTTAAACTGTTTTTTTAATTTAAGAAGTGAAAGTCTTTGTTCTAACATCTTTTTTTGTTTCTGATCACCTGATATAGTTATTGCTTCGTTTGGACAATACTTACACATTGTTTTAAATGTCATCTCTATAGGATATAGACAAAGTCTTGTCTGTGCATTACCTGTATAGATCTCTCTATCTTCAGCAGTCCTTTGATCTTTATAGAAAATCCTCACCAATAAGTCATCTTTATGTATAAGACTCTTGTATGCCTGTTTAACATTCAAAATATTATTTTCTTCTGATATTCTATAAAATTCATCAAAGACTTTTGCATTATTTTGCTTTATAAACTTGTCACCTAGAAGCTTTGTGTAACTATATTTGTGCATCTTGATGAATTTGGTATCACCTTTCACATATATATACAAAGATGGTAATAATGAAACATTAGAATTTTCTTCCCTCCTTTTTGTGTTAACTCGTTCAATTTCAGCATTTGCATAAACTAAGAATTTGTCTGGATTGCTTATTTCCAATTCATCGAGCTTCCTTTCTAATGTCAAAACATCACAATCCAATGGTATCTTAAATTCATTAGTTAAATTATTAACTATTGAGTTGGAAACCATAGACTTTGTACTAGAAAATTGTTTCACTGACAATAAAGGTTTATCAAATTTGAGCTCTTTTATTAAGTTCTGTCTTATAACATCTCTTTTATTGTATAGATCTGAATATACAGATTTGGATGTTTTAACCATTACCTCATAATTGAATGACATTGGACTTTCATTACCATACTCTTGTATCACAGTTCCATATTTTGATAGCATCTCTTTATACTCTTCTTCAAATTTGTATGGAACTGAGTATAATTTAAGTAATTCTTGTGGGGATCCATGTAGACCTTTATTACCTAGATAAAAAAGGATAAAAGATTCATGCAATATTTCTCTAGGATTCTGGACTTTTATATTACTCAATGGTAACTTGAGTCTCATATTTTTGTTAAATCCAGTGTTTTGAAGATCACCTGACTCATCTATCTCAATTTCATTTTTATTCTTCATGATAAGTTGCAACTGTGAAACTGCTGAACTAATTCCATCAAACATCTTCCTCAGAACATATATTTGACCTAAAGTTTTGGGTCTGGATTCCAACTTGTCATTTATTAAATCATCTATATTAGAATAATCAGAGTATATAGCCATTATGAAGTTTTTGTATGTATCAGTAACACTCAGAGATGATATTGTTATAAACTGGCATAAAAGCCAAGAAAGGGTATGCACACTATGACCAATTTTGCTTTTGAAATTGGAATAATAAGTCATTAAGAGGCAATATTTAACAAACGAATGATTCAACAATTTAAGTCTTTGCATGTTCAAGCTAACGACTTTTGATATCATGATCTTATACTTTGATGATTCAATTGTATGATGATGAATACCCAGTAATTGATTGGCCCTCTCTGAAACTTCATCATCTTTTGTTATGATTGTTATAACAAAATACCGCAATGGATTATCTTTTATGCTATCAGCGTTAGGAAGCATGATTAATATAGTACCAGGGTCAGTGGTCTGTATCAATCTATACTTATGAGAGTTGACAGTATTGAGAGCAATTAATGACTTGAATGTTGTGTGCTGAATGTATAAGTGATCTAAATATTTCGTGCGGCATGACTCTGGAATATCACATTGATGAGTGTGTATATTGCTATTATCTAGTGTAACAAGGTCATTTGCATATATACCATGATGATGTTTAGTATTAAACAATTCACCAAGTAGATCACCTAACTCATTTGCATCATCTAGGCAACTGTTCATATTCAAGCAATCTTTCGCTTCAATAGTTTTATTATACTTTATTGAACTATAACCATTTATATTCTGATTCATGTGTTTATCAACACAATGGTTGATAGAAAAAGAATTATTAGTCAAGATTGTCACATCTGAAGTTATACCAGTCACAGTTGCGATCTTTTTGTAATTGGTTGTCTTATCCGATACATGTTTGACAAATGCTGGTTCTAAAAAATCTTTGTAGACTTCAATATCTATTTCTGAGTCCCTCTGAAGGATTATCTCAATAGAAACAGTATTAAATATGCTATCTAAAAGATTGACAACTGACCTAGCATAAGGATCCCCAGATGGAATCATGTCAACAAAAGCATCTCTATAAAAGTCCTTCCTTGAACCATTGTATTCTGTCAAAAATACGGTTTTAGCAATTGGTATGTATATTGATGGCCTATATTTTGTGACTATATTGTACTTTTGATTTTTCTCATCAAGCAATTTTACTAGTGAATGGTTATTTAGCTTTGTAGGTCTGTATTTTCCAGTCTTATGGTAATTATTCTTTAAATGATAGAGAAAATCCTCTGTTCTAGATTGACAATCTTCATGCAATATTGTATTTGCAGCCATCAGATCATCAGAAACTTGCTCAAAATTCTCAAGCAAACTATAATTATCCATATCCCTTTCAACTGATGACCATGCTGGACCAAATAATTTTTTAAATTCAGCCATTGTCTCATGATTCTGGCACATTAGCTGCAATCGACACTCCATAAATGATCCTTGATAACACATACTAGTCCGCTTTGCATAAAAGAATGTTATAGAAGGGAACCTTTCATATTTCTCTCTTAAATCTTTGCATAGTTGGATCATATACAATATATTCTCAACTGATTCAGGGTTTAAATCTATCATATCTGTTATTTTGTAATCACCATGCTCAAACACACCACCTAGATGAAGATTTATGACTGACATTTGGACATCTTGAACATGATATGTTCTCAAAACATTGCTATATTTATCATAAAATAAATTTAGATCTGTGTGCTTATTTCTTACTTTAACTTCACAAATGTAACGATTCCCTTGAAAGTCTGAAAAATAAACATCAGGAGTCAAATTACTCCACAGCTTGGATAAACATCTTTCATCTTGGCTTCCAGTGCAACTATTGTACATCCAGCACTTTGGTAAGTGCTCACTGATGGATAGACGTAGTACATCATGTCTCACCAGTTCCAGTAAATTTATCACTGTAACAACTATATCCAACTGCTCTTCTCTTGGTGGTTGATATAATATCAGCTCTGCCAACTTGATTAATTCTGAAACAAACCCATCACTGGTTTTACATTGCTCATATGTCAATTCCACTTCTCTCTTCTTACTTGAAATTGTGTAATTCATATAATTTTTCCCTACTATATCAAGGAATTTTTTAAGTATATCTTCAGTAAATGCAGATCTATCCTTGACTGCACTCACATTCGCACTGAACACCTTTGCCTTTTTACCTTCCATTTTTTATAGATTAAGTTTGACTGAGTTGTTATTTAGGGAGCTCACTACT